TCCTGAACAACATCTATTAAATTTTGAATATCAACTTTCAAATCTTCTTTCATAAAATCACCCTTTCTTATCCTGGTTCAACATGGTTCAAGATTGGTTCAAGATGATTTTTACATCTTGAACCCCTGCAAACCCTTATATATCAATGGTTACAAAGTTTTTGGTTCAAGATGTTCAAGATGTATGCTTATATACTTTTATTATTTAGGTATATATTTATTTGTTTTAAGTATTTAATTAAAAAAATGTAATATATAAAGAACTTTCATTTTATCTTGAACCATCTTGAACCGCACCCCTTAAGCCCTTGCTGTTACTGTGTTTGATACGGTTCAAGATATCTTGTTTACATCTTGAACCCATCTTGAACTTTTGCCTTCATCTTGAACCGTTAATGAATTTTAGAAACATTTTTTCCTGCTCTTTTGTGTAAGGGGTATATTTATCAAGTCTAATACTCTTTCTAAATTCTTCATGCTTCCCAGTAATCCAATTGATAAATTCATAACCCTTACATTCATCACCATCTTTTAACCCTATTGCTTTTATGAAAGCCCTAAAATAAGGTGTATAATCTTTCTTCAAATCAATTATGAAGCCCACTACTACACCCCCATTATTTGTGAAGCAATCATATCCGCTGTATGTGTCCACAAAACATTAGGGTATTTTTTAACTGCTGCTGTGTAATACTTCCAATTGTGCTTTTCATCAAAAGCCCCCATATGCCATCTGATGCACATAACTTCTTCAGGTGTAAGTTTCATATGCTGTGCCAAATACATTACTGACTTATCCCCATGACCATCAAGTAATAAGTCATCATCATTGTATTCGATAACATAAGTTCTTCCTTTGACTTCACCACCAAACATTTCAACCCCAGGATTATCCACTGCTATTGTGTAAGTATCAATCTTACAAAGGTCATGGAACATTCCTACAACTAATGGTGACCTGGGATGTTCCCACTTCAACCTGTTGCCTTTGGTAAGCTGCTTTAATTGTTCAGCTACTACATAAGAATGGTCAAACAAACCGCCTTCATAATTTCCATGATGATTTCTTGAAGCTGGTGCTGTAAAGAACCCGTTTTCTTTCAACCAATCAATAAAGGCAGCAGGTAAATGTTTACCCATCATTTCTTCAAAAGCTTTTATTCTTGCTTCTGTAACATTAAATAACATAATGACCACCTTTCCTTCAATTTCTTGAAACTTAATATTCAAGTTCCTGAACTTTCAGGGAAAAAAATATTGCTTTGTTTTATCTGAATTCCTTTCTTGTTTTCTTATCCCTGATTTCAATTCTGCCGATAAGTTCAAATCCAGCCCAATCAATGATGAACTTCAGAACACTTATCAGGTTGTGAACCCTTTTATCCAGTTCCTTTTCTTCTTTGATGACATTGCCAATTGCATGGTAAGCTGTTAAGTCTTTACATCCACTGCTATTGAACATTGGATTTCTTCCAGCCATATCATTCACCGCCTTTAATATCATCAAACAGAACTGGAACCTTCTGCTTCAACTCCTTCAACAGTAAATTGGCAACTTCCCGCATTTGTGGATGTGCTGCTGGTGATGTCCTTAATTTTAAGAAATGTCGCCATTCCCTGATGTTTGCTGTCATTACCAGTTCAGTTTTTAAGCTGTTTGGAAGAACTGCCCTTGCTTCCTGTGGGCTGCATCCCCAATCCAGCATTGAAAAATAATATTGTTCTGCCATTTGACAAGCCCTATACCACATGTCATAACCTGCTGTTCCAGGAACCAGGAAGCAAGGTTCAATTACAGTTATTTCACCGTTGAATTGACCTTTTGAATAATTACAATATCTGGTTGATTCCTGGGAATAAGATGCTATTCTATGACGAACAATTTCATGTGATATTCCCCTGTCGCATATAAACTTTACTGAAAAGCTGAAATGTTCCAACACTGATTCATGTCCACGTTTAATGATGTTTTCAATGAATTTATAAGCCGAATCATCAGTAATTTTATCTTCTGACTTATAACAAACCCGCCCACACAATTCCAATTTCCTTATTACATCCAGTCCATCAAATACATCTATAATTTCAACACTTGGCTTAATAACCTTCACTTACATCACCTTCCAATCTTGATGGTATATCTTGCATTTCAGGTTTATTCTTTTCCATCCAGATAGCAAAAGCAATATTCCACATAGCAGCCCTTAAATGTGGTTCATCTTTCATACCACGCATATAGCAGGAAAGGTGTCTAATCGCCGAATCAATTAAACTATGAATGGGGATGCCTTTTTCACAATTCCTTTCACCGTATTTCAAAGCACCTTCTTCACAATGAAGGGCTAATTCATGGATGGCTTCCCAGGGAAGTAAATCATATCTTCCTTTACCCCTGTGCATATCACGAACTGCCCCAGTTGGGAACTTTGTCCTGTTTCCACTGTCTTTTATCCTTCCAGTTTCACAATTGTTGCAAATCTGTCTTCCTTCTGGAACATATTCCCCGCAGCATACACATGTGTCTTGCAAGTTAATCACTCTCCTTGTTCAGTTTCTTGAACTTTTAAGCTAAAAAATTTTGGATATTCAACATCATCCAATCTTTGACAAGCAATATCAAAATATTCTTTTGATATTTCAAATCCTATATAACATCTATCAGTTAAGACGGCCATTTTCGCTGTAGTTCCACTACCAAGAAATGGGTCAAATACAATATCACCTGGATTAGACCAAGTTAATATATGGTCTTTTACCAGCTGTTCAGGAAATATTGCAGGGTGTTTATAAGCATATTTGTCTTTAGTAGATTTATTATATCCAGGAGAATACTGCCATACATTACCCCTAACTCCATATTTTTTTACTGTTCGTGTTGGGTCAGTTTTGTTGGCCGACACTTTAACAGTTTTTCCATCCGGCCGTCTTTGTGTAGATGATGCAATTTTTTCACCATATCTTTTATTTGGTTTATCAGCAATTAAATTTACAGTTTTAGGTTTACCTTTGCTAAATACAAACATGTATTCAAACATAGGATAATACCTATTTGTTTCAGGAAAAGGGCAAGCATCTTTTTGATATATCATTGTGTCATGCAAATTAAATCCACAATCTTTGAAAAATAAAGCTTGTCTAAATGAAGTTCCAGTTTCACTACCTTTTATAGTTGCATCACCAACAACCCATACCACTACACCACCTGGCTTTGTTATTCTAAACAGTTCTTTAGCAACTTCTTTGAACTTTTCAAAATTCCAGGTTACTTCATTATTATAATCTCTTAAATTATCATATGGAGGTGATGTTATTGTTAAATCTATAAAATCATCAGGTATTTCTTTCATCAACTCCACACAATCCCCCAATGTAATATAATTGTAATCTCTATTCATTAGTTAATCACTCCTTTTCTGAAATACTCTATACTTTTTTCCGTCAATTTTTTTATCAACAATTTCATAATTAAACCTTCTTGTAACTTGTCTTGAAAACTCAATTCTACTTAATGGCTGAAGATTATTTTCAGCACAATATACCTGGTATTGCTTATAAATGTTCTTGGTTGGTTCATTGTCAACTTCTTCTTCACTAATTTCTTTGAAGAAGCCAATGATTGGGTTATTGGATTCTTCATATTCTTCAAGTTCCCGTTCAACTCTTGTTGAATCAGTAAACTTCTGATTTAATAGAACTCTTTTAAGTCCTTCAATCCCAAGTAATATCATATATTCAATACATTCCTGTTCCCGTAGTTCATATTTTATATATGGTCTATAATCAGGGTCATCTACACTGAACTTTGCATCAAATGGAATGATTGCCAATCTTCTTTGCACTGCACCTGTTTTGTCTTTAATTCTTGGGATATTATTGGCACTGAAAAGAAGCTTTGCATAGTTGTTGAATTCAAAGGGGTCTTGACCTTTTCTTTCAACATTAATTCTGTCACCAGTAACCAGCTTTTTGAACACTGAAGCATTGGCAATGAATTCATCACCTATGTCATCACCTATGTTGGCAAGCTTCCCAAACAGTTCAGCAGTCTTAAATCTGTCACCTAATTCACCCAGGTCAAGGGAAGCAATATTTTCATCCCCCAGCATTGTTTTTACCATATCCAAGAATGTTGATTTTCCATTAGCCCTGTCACCAATTAAGATGAAAGCCTTTCCCAATTCATTTCTTCTGTAAAGGCAATATCCAATTACTTCTTCCAGTAGCATCCTTATCTGCTTATCATGACAAGCAATTTTATTCAAAGTATTATCCACCAGTTCTGAATAAGCAGCAGGGTTGTAATCCCAGTTGATTTTATTGGTGATAATAATTTCAGGTGAAAATGGAAGAAATTCATCTGTGATGATGTTGTAAATCCCATTCTTGAAAGCAATTAAGTTTGCATCTGATGGCTGGGCATTATCTCTTATTAAAAGATTCAAGTATGACATTACTTCATTTCTTTTTGCTCTATTTAGGTTACTTATATGTCTTATCATTTCAGCTTCAATTTCAAATTGCCCATCTACATACACACCATCTTTGTATATATGAAGTTGATTATTTATTTTGATGATGTGATGATTGTTTTTTATATAGGTTGCAAATTTATCAAATAGGAAAGTTGTTCCCTTAAAGAAAATTGGTTTCTTAAAAGCATCATCCCGCAATATTACTTCAAGTTCAGAATCACTTAATGGAACCTTTAATACATGCTTGTTTATTATCCTGATGGTTTCCCTTGCTTCTTCAACAGTGAAATCTGAAGCCTGAAGTGTTAAAATGTAATTAAATAATGCTTGATTTCTGCCATCACCAACTTCCATGTTGAGAAAATCCATATTTGAATTCACTGGAAATAACCACTTTGGAAGCTTTTGATATTCTGCACCAGGTTCAATATCCCATTCAATAAACCTTTCTTCATTGTTGAACTTCAGAACCGAATATGAATTTCTGCTTCCAACCTTAATATCAGCAGTTAACCCACATGCAAGTTTCTTTTTAGTTCCATTCTTATCAACACCATTATTTTTGAAAAGGAAATGCTTGCCCCTGGTTGTTTGATAAACCCTGCAATTTAGTTGTTTTTCTTCAACTATATCCATGAGCATTTCCGCTTCTTCAGCATCATCAATATCAATTAGAATAACATCATCTGCAAGTATCCCAGCAAATTCAGGAAGTGCTTGAACCTGTTCATAGGTTTTTAAGTCAGTTCTATCCTTGAACTTTTCTATGCACTTTTTGTTTCTTGTTTCCACATACCCTTTGAATAATTCCAAATTCAAACACCCCCCCCCTTTAACTTCAATATAGGTGACATCATAATTTCACCCCGTAATCCCTTAATCTTTTTATTGCCAAGTCAACATACCAGTCTTTATCAAGCTTTGATGGTATTTCATGATTGTTTATATCACCATTGATAATGAAACAATTTTCAGGTGTATTGGCAAACTTTTCAGGGTTCTTATCAAGACTTTTAACCTTATATATTCCACCATCTGAAGGTGAATTTGAAGCAAATACCCTGAAGCATTTTTCATGTTGAATTTCTCCACCTTTGAAAACTTTAATGGTCTTTAACCTTCCATCAGCATCCCTTATTTTTTCTTCAGTAACAGTGGGATTATAAAGGGCATATAAATATTTATTGGTGACCTTCACAATCTTTTGGAACTTTCTTAAATCATTACATTCTTCAATGGTTTGCCTTGGATGAATTCCACTGATGAAATAATTAACTAATGCTTCCCTTAAAATCACACAATCATAATCCAGCAGGTCATCAACTTCATTTTTGTTTTCATCTTTTTTAGTCCATTTCTTCACATAAGCACCTTTGGATTCAAACCCACCATCAAAGTCAACTATTACATAGTTGTTTACATCCTTTTGGAATATCTTCTTATAAGATTCAAATTCAAGCTGCATCCTGGTTCTTTTTTCCCACTCATAGCAAATATCATCAATTAATTCATAATCTTCATCTTTGAATAGCTTTACAATTAAACCATCTGTGTTTGACTGAATTAATTGACAATGACCTTCCAGCATTTCAATCAAATCAAGTAATAAAAGCTGCCCACCAACACAAACATTATTGGCTTGCCTTGGGTCATAAAGTGCATTATTTTTATCTTTCATTGCACCATAAGTGGAATTTAATACGATTTTATAAGGTAATTGCATTGGATTCCCTTCTGCTTTAAGTCGAAGCCTTTCATCCCTGATTTCTCTATACTTTGCAGGGTTTGCAATATTTCTACTGATAAAGTTATATTCAATCATCAATGCGGGATAATATGAAGCAACATCAATGACAAGAAAATGACCTTCACCATGGTATTTATCAATAGCACCATGCAACCCGCCCCAGGCAAACACATGGGGAACCCCAGCAACTTCAATTTTAAGTGTTTTATTGTAATCTCTGTTTAATGGGTTTTTATACCAGTTCAAAACCTCTTTATACTTTTTAATTCTCAAAGTATCAGGGAATACTATTTCAAATTCATCATTCCATTTTCTTTGAGTTGCCCCCAGGATGATAGCTGAAAGCTGTGCTTTAGTTTTGGATATATAAGTTAATGGCAACTTAAAAGCTTTCAATAGTGAAATATGACTATCAAATTCTTCTTTTCTTTGAATGAATACTTCAATAGTCTGTTCTACATCATGCCGACAATACTTCACTGTTTCTTCAATTTCTTCAGGGGTAAGCTTCCTGTCTATGTCAAAAGGAACACTGGATTCTTTGATGTTATTCCCCATGAAGCCTTCAAGCTGCTTTAAACTGTGGAAGCTGGTCATGACATCATAGTTATTTAGTGGAATCTGATTTAATAAGCTTGAAAATTTCCAACCTGGTTTATTTTTAACTATGATGTAATCATTGATTTCTTTAGGATTAAAACCACATAACAAGCCTTTTAAGATATACTGGTCATAGCTTCTTGAATTATATCCAACCCAAATATCATCTTTATGTTTCTCATAAATATCTTTAAGTTTTTCAACATCATTAACAATGACATGTTCTTTTTTATTGATTACATCAATGATTACAACCAGCCAATCATATTTGAATACTTCAAAGTCATAAAATAGCACTTATTTCACTTCCTTTCTGTATAAGAATAATAAATGCTGGTAATACTAAAGATGGGGAAGTGTGGGGAAAAAGGGGTGTTAAAATTTTTTTATAAACACCCCTTACCCCAAGTTAATTATTCTTCTACATCATAAACATCAACAATTTCATAGTTACTAAAGCCTTTCTTACCTTCACTGTATTTCAAGAGATATTCCAGTTCTCCATCAATTGCTTCATGAATGTCCATTAACAGTTGACCATACTGTGAATAGCTTCTGAACTCTACATCATAACCACTGTCAAGGGAACGAAGGAATTCATTCATAATGTGAATTTGGAAACCTTTTGTAATAACCTGATTCATGAAAATCATGCTTCCTTTGTAATCGCCAGCCAACACCTTAAACCATACTGTAACCATTGGGTCACCAGCTTTGGATTCTACCAGTTCCAGTTTTTCAATCTTTACTTCATATTCACCATGTGGAACTTCCCTGAAATTAGTACCATTTTCCGCTGCTTCCTGAACATCCTTTTGCAAACCTTCAACATCAATCGCCTTATCAAACTTTTCCCAAATATTAGCCATTTTACATACCTTCCTTTCAAATTAATATTTTTTATTCCTTATTGGCATAATTAACGCAAAGTTACCCATTGGGGATTTCACAATAATTGGTTTTGTTTCACCATGGAATTGTAAAGTTACTAACTGTTCACTCTTAAAAGCATCCATAGCATCTTTCAAATATTTTGGATTAGCTGAAATTTCAAATTGTGGTTCATCTTTTGGTATAACATCTGATATATTTGGAAATTCACCGTTATATTTTTTCAAAATTTTCTTTTCTGTAAGAAAGTCATAAGTTACTTCTTCATCCGCAACTTCAACGATTACATACTTAATTTTAGAAGGCACTTTTATAAATGGTAAAAAACATTCTTCACCTTCAAGTTCTTCATGGTCACATGGAACTGTTACCCTGTGCATCCTATAACCATCTAAAGTTGTTCCTGTAATTGTCCTTTCTCCAAAGTTGCAATGAATCATTTGCAATGCTGGTCTTACACCACTTTTATCAATTGCAAATTTACATACATTCATTAAATACTTTAAGTCATCTGCATTCATTTTGAACTTCATTGTTATTCACCCCTCTTTTTCCTTGTTCTTCTTACAGGCTTTTCTTCCGCTGGTTCTTCTGTTGCTTCTTCAGGGACTTCAGTATCTGCAACCTGTGGTTCAGTTTCTTGAACTTTTTGGGCTGAAAAATCCCCGTCAGTTTGTTCAACTTCTTCAGCAGGTTCTTCCCTTACCCTTCTTGTCCTTCTGCTTCTTGGTTCTTCCTTTTCAGCAGGTTCTTCCTTTTCAGTAGGTTCTTCATCATTGGATTTTTGAGTTTCAGGCTTATTTGTAGTTACTTTACCAGTAGCAATTGCATTACTTTCTTCATACACTTTTAAGAATTCATCATAATCCAGTGGGATGACCTTATCTGTTACTGAAAGCCTTCCACCACCAAAGATAACTTCATTAGTCTTAAAGGAAAGAATTCTTTCATCACCATCAGCCACAACCCTTGCAACAATATCCACCATTCCAGCGACTTTGGTTGCAACTTTATCCTGAAGATTGGGCTTGATAGCTGTAATTTTATCCCCTGACTTTCTTGTGATGTCCTTACTTCTGTCCTCATGGCTGATAAGAATGATATTTTCATAATCCATATTTACCAGCCTTTTAAGGGTTGATAAGAATTCTGTTCTGACCTTATCCCAGGCTGAAAAGCTGTCATCAGATTCATGGGTAATATTCAACTTGTCATACATGTAAAGTCTGCAATGCTCATAAGTATCTTCCAGCAAGTCAACAATTATGGTCTTGAAATCATTTTCTTTCTTTTCAAGTTCAGCAATAACATCTTTGAAGATTTCCCATGCCAGGGTTCTTTTAGTTTGTCTACCCTCAACTTTTACATGGTCTTTAATTGCAATGTATGGGGCATCAACAAATCTAATGTTTCCATCTGTATTAAGCATCAATGGGTCAGGAAATTTGTTTGCAAAGAAGGTTTTTCCACTGAATGGCACACCATAAAGCCAAACCACCTTCTTATTGATTTTCTGAATATCCCTTCTTTTGTTTTCAGGTAATAACATGTAATCAACTCCTTTTTCACAATAATCTTGGTATTCACACCAGTTACATAAGTAACTTGGTTCCTTGGGAAACTCTTTTGTTTCCAACACTCTTTTAATTCCCTGGTAAAATTCAATAACTTTTTCAATGTCAAATTGCACCTGAACTACTTTGATTTCTGAAGCTTCCAGTTCTTCTAAAATCCGCTTCCTGAAATTTATAATATTTTCCGTTTTCTTTTGCTTGATGTTCACCTTGGGGATGAACACGAAGTTCAGGTTACGAATTTTTTTATTGAACTGCTTTTCATAGTAGTATTTGTATAAATGAAGCTGCCTTGAATTCATGTAGCTATTAACATTGTTGGAATACTTGAAGTCATAAATATCATAGCTGCCATCTTCATTTCTGGATGTTAAATCTATGAAGCCAATAAAATCTGAATTTATTATTTGAAGTTCAAACTTACCTTCAGGAAGAATTTCTTGCACTTTGGGGATTAGATATTCCAACTTTATGGCTTCATTTACATGGTCATCAGTTATAATTGGAAAGCTGTTGTAATAAGTCTTAATTGCTTCTTCAACACCTTTTTCAATTCCAGTGTGCATTGCTATTCCAATAATT